CGCAACACGCCGGCTCAGACCCGATCCGACAAGTCGATCCATGGCGCTCCCGATAGCGGTCCCTCAGACGGCCCGCCGGTCAAGCGCAAGGGCGACAAGCAAGTTGGCCGACGCGAAGCTATTCAACGCGCAATCACGCGCGTGAACGGCGGCGTCTAATCTGAGGTGGCGTAATGCCAAACATCAACACGAATGCTGCGTATCAACAGATACTCAGCATGGCGCTCGAGGACCGCTCGAGCGGCTACGAAGATCTCGTCTCCAATAACAACGCAATGCTTGCGGTGATGAAGCGCAAGGGCCTCTGGCACACTTACAGTGGCCCGCGCATTCGCCAGACGCTGCAGATCTCCAAGCAGGTCGCGCAGTGGTACAGTGGTTATGATCAGTTGCTTAATCCGGCACTCGATCTGTTCAACGATGCCTACTTCGATCCCAAAATGGTTGTCGTTCCGGTCATCCTGTCGATGCAGGAGATCTTGAACAACGAAGGCAGCGCCCAGCTCATGGACGTTTACGACAGCTACATCGCGGCTGCCGAACGCGCCCTTGAGGATACAATGGACGCGGCAATTTACAGTGACGGCACCGCCAACGGCGGCAAGCAGATCACTGGCCTCGCCACCGCCGTGCCGATCGTCACCAACAGCGGTGTCTATGGCGGCATCGATCGCGCCACCGCCGTCATTTGGCAGACCAAAACTTACGACGCCAACTCGTTCTTGGCCGGCTCAACACAGGTCAGTGCGACGACCATCCGCCCAATGCTCAACTACGTCATGACCAAACAGTCACGCGGCAAGGATTACGCCGACCTGCTGGTGATGTCGCCCGAGCATTATGCGGCTTACGATGCGGCGACTGTTGCCATCCAGCGGCAGACCAATTCGACCAGCCTGGGCCAGCTTGGTTTCAGTGCGATCGAATACATCGGTGGCGGTAAACGCGCCGAGATCGTGCTCGACGGCGGCATCGGCTCCAACATGCCGGCCAACACCACATTCGGGTTGAATACCGACAGTTTCCGCATGCGGTATCACCCGAACCGAAACTTCGACAACTTGTTCGATGGCGACGGTCAGATGCCGATCGATAAAGACGCGATCGCGCAGTTCATCGGCTGGATGGGTGAACTCACCCAGGTCAACCCGATGTTCAACTGGCGTCTCTACGACAGCAATCCGGCTGCTTAAGCTGGGTAAACGGAGGTCGTCGTCTTCAAGGGTGTCCCTTGCCCTCAGCCGGCGGCGACCTCTTCACAAGGGAGAATGCAGAATGCCCGCAAGAGATCCTGATGCCGCCGTCGTTGCTCTGTTTAAGAACTTTGCCAAAAAGAACGAGGCCGCCTCCTTGAAGGAAGGCCGGCCGATCTACGAGGATATCGAGGTTGTCGAGATCCGCTTTCCTGGCTCACGCAATATGTCGGTGTTTCCAGCGACCGCGTTCTCGCACTGGTCAGAAAACTTTGAGACAGGCGAGCAGACGGCGGTGACGTATGCCGAGCGGTTTCGCCGGCAGTATCAACAGTTCAAGGCGCAGACAGCGCAGACCAAATCGGGGACGCCGCTGGCGCATGTGCCCTTTCTTACAGAGGCTCGTCGGGCCGAGTTACGCGCCCTCAACATCTACACTCTGGAGGCGCTGGCACATGTTGACGGCCAAGAGCTCAAAAATCTCGGACACGGCGGACGAGATCTGAAAAACAAAGCGCAAGAGTATATCGCCGAGAGCAAGAGCAACGCGCCAAACCTGGCCATGGCGGCAGAGCTGGAGGCGCTCAAAGCGCGCAACGCCATCATCGAAGAAGACCTCAAGCGGCATCAGGACCGCAACGCCGGTGAAAAAGTCGATGGTGATAATCAGTTTGCCGGCATGACCCTCGACCAGTTGCGTGATTTCGTTACGACCAACACTGGTCACAAACCGCATGGCTCGCTGAACCGCAAGACGCTAGTGCGAATGGCAACAGAGGCCCAGCAGAAAGTCGCATGACGAATGTCGTTACTGACGGTTGTCAGGGATGTTTGCACGGTTGTCGGGGCGGCCATCCCGACATCCGTCTTTGCGAGCATCGCCGGCAATCGCACCATGGCGGAGATGCTGGCGCTCGCCAACGAGATTGCACAGCGCATCGCTTACGACACACGTGAGTGGCAGCAGCTCAAACAAAGCGTAACACTGCCAGGTGATGCAACGCTGACCAATCCCGGTACGACGGCATTCAACCTGCCGGCCAACTTCAAGCGCATGTTGCTTACGGCGAACGTCTGGCGATCAAACACGCCAATGTCGCCGATGCGCTTCTTTCCCGATCTGGATGAGTGGATGCAGCGCCGCGCGCGCGGCTATTACGACAGCCGTGGCGAGTGGATTATTTACGGCGGCCAGATACACATCCACCCGCCGATGCCGGTCGGCGTTACGGCGACGTTTGCCTATCTCAGCAAGAACCCTATCGCTTTAGCAAGCGGCGGCCTTAGCGAAATTTTTCTGACCGATAACGACAGTTTTTTGCTGGGTGACCGACTGCTCAAGTTGGGCATGACCTGGCAGTGGAAGGCGCAGAAAGGCTCGCCCTATTCCGAGGATCTTGGCACCTATGGCGACGCCATGCTGCTGGCTATGGGCAATGACACCCCCTCGCCGATCATGGTCGGCCGCGAGCCGATCTCTGCCAGCGTTGTCGCCAGCACCGCCTATCCCTTCCCGGTGCCATCGTCATGAGCATTGTCCAGGCCTTCAAGCGCCAAGCAGTGCCGGCGCAGATGGCGCAGCAGCTGCAGACGACGACGATCGCGGCGCCGACGCGCGGCATTATCCAGAACGAAAATTTCACATTCATGCAGCCGGGTGCCGCCATCATTTGCGACAACTGGGTGCCGACGTTGCGCGGCGTCAAGTTGCGTGGCGGTTGCGAGCGGTGGTCGGTGTTGCCCGAGACGACGCCGATCATTTCCGGTTTCGAGTATCTCAGCGGCAACGTGCAGAAGATGTTCGCCGCCAACGCGACTAAGCTCTACGACGTCACCTTTGGCGGCGCACCGACATTGGTGAAGGATAGTCAAGGATCCGGTAATTATTCTGCCTCGCAGCTCGCCAACCAGGGCGGCGATTATCTCATTGCCGTCAATGACGCTGGCGACTTTCCGCTGCAATACAACGGCGCGGCGTGGACGACATTCAGCGCCAATCAGATCAGCGGTCCGGTCGGCTCGACGGTCGAGCACGGCAAGAACCTCGTTGCCGTTTGGAAGTATCGCAATCGGTGGTTCTTCATCGAGGGCGGCAGCATGAACGCCTGGTATCTGCCGCTCAACGCCGTGCAGGGCGCACTGCAGATGATCCCGCTGTCGGGGGCGACGACCAAAGGCGGCAACCTGCTGTTTGGTGCGGCATGGTCGATCGACGCCGGCGATGGCATCGATGACAAGTGCGTGTTCTGCACCGACCAGGGCGAGCTGATTATCTTTTCCGGCAGCGACCCTTCGACGGCGACCAACTGGCGGCAGGAAGGTCGCTACGCCATCAGTCCGCCGATGGGCAAGAACGCGCACCTGCCGATTGGTGGCGACCTGCTTCTCGCTACGATCGATGGCATCATCCCGATTTCGCAGGCGATCACAAAAACGGCAGAGCAGCTCGAGCTGGCTGCCGTCACCCGCACCATCAAGCCGCTGTGGCGGCAGGAGGTGGCGGCCAAGATCGCCTCGCCATGGGCGCTGAAGAAATGGGACGAGTACGGCGGCGTCTTTGTCGCTGTCCCTGGTGGCGCGCCGGGTGATCGCCATTGCCTGGTCGCCAATTCCTCGAGCGGCGCCTGGAGCCGTTTCGTCGGCTACGACGCCACCTGCTGGATGTACACACGCGGCAATCTGTTCTTTGGCACCCAGGACGGCATCGTCATGCAGGCCGATCGCACCGGCTATGACGACGGCAAGCCGTATGTCGCCACCCTGGTCGGTGGCTGGGAGATGTTTCAGTCGGCCGCAGCGCAGTGCGTCTGGCACCAGGCGCGCGCCTCTTTCACCGCCGGCAACTCCGAGCCGTTCCAGCCGCAAATTGCCGCCTGCACCGACTATGACATTCGCGTTCCGCAACCGCCGCCGGCGGGGCCGGATCCTGGCGTGGCGGATGTTTGGGACCAGGGTCTTTGGGATACGGCGCTGTGGGACCAGCCGTCATTGGCGCTGCCAGTGGTGAAGAACACTGCCTGGGTGTCGGTTGGCGAAACCGGGTTTTCGCATGCGCCGGTCGTCCAGGTGACGGTGGCGCAGGCGGCGCGGCCGAACGTGGAGCTGATCTCGATCGCGGCGACATTCGAGCGATTAGGCGTCAACGTTTGAGGACAAGCGCATGGCAGTCGATCCAACCGCCGCCCCGACCGTAGATCCTGCTGACGCTCGAGATGCGCAGCTCTCTTCTTTGTACACGGACTACAATCCACAGGGTGGCATGGGCGGCCTGTTTGCGCCGGCCTACATCCACGGCCTGAAAGCGTCAGAAGACGCCGTCTCAAAATGGGGTCTGGAAAACCACCCGGTCACCTACGCCAACATCGACCAGACGCGCATGCCTAATCCGTTTCAGGGGCCGTCGCCGATGAGCGCCGGCAATGGCGTCTATGGCGGGCCGATCCCGTTGCAACAGGCGTATGGGGATCCCAAAGGTTCGATTGATCCTGAGGCACTACGTGTATTGGCGCAGGGTGGCAAATACGATTTCAACGCGCGACGCGATGCCATCGCGCAGCGGCTTGCCAGTAATCAGGCGGCGCAAGCCGCGGTGCCATCACCGGCAGCGACAGACAGCAGTATGTTTTTGGACGAGAACGGCCAGCCGTTCGACATTCAGGCGTATCAGTCGGCCTTGGCTCAATACAACCAGCAAAAAAGTCTGGGCAACGTCGGCAACTTGCCGCCGATGATGCAAACACCGCCGCTGAAAAGCAGGTTTCCGATCTCCAAAAATTACCAGGACTACAACAACGTAGGCGCGTGATGATGTACCGATACTTATTCGGTGAGGACAGGATCGTCGCGCAATTTGTTGCGCAACTGATCCCGCATGTCCGTCAGTTTGGCGACGATGCGCGCACGATTGGCGTGTTGCGTGAAGATGGCGCACTGATCGCCGGCCTGGTCTACACCAACTACGATCAGGATTTTGGCATCATCGAGATGCATGGTGCGTCAATCGATCCACATTGGCTGACGCGATCGACCATCGAGCGCATGTATCGCTACCCGTTCGTGCAGGTCGGTGTGCAGATGCTGGTGCAGCGCACCCCGATCGAGAACGAGCGGCTGCTGCGCCAGCTCGCCGTTTACGATTATCACTTCATCAAAGTCCCGCGCATGTTTGGTCGCGGCAAGGATGGTGTCCTGTGCTGTCTCACCTACGAAGCGTGGGTCGGCAATCGCTTTAACAAACGGTTCAAGCATCACCTGGACGATGCGCCGATAGAGGAGGCCGCGTGATGCCAATTAATTATGCACAAGCGCCGACACCGTACGGCAGCGGCGGCAGTGGTGGAGCCAATGCCCAACGCAACGCCATCACGCAGGCGCTCATGCGTGTCGCCAACCCGCCACCGAGCACCGGCATGCCGCAAGGCGGCCAGGGCTATGGCGGTATGAAACCGGCTATGCCACCGCCTAGCAATGTGGGCTCGACAATGCCCAGCCCGCAGGCGCCGCTGAGTGCTGCCGGTGTCATGCCGGGAAACCAGCCGCCAGGTGGATTGATGCAGCAAGCCGGCGTGGCGCCGTCTCCTATTCCGCAGACACCGCCGCAGATGATGCCGCCAACGCCAGCGTCCGGCATGCCGCAAGGACCACAGCCAAACGTGCCGCAGTCGCTGGGCCAGGGGCCGTTGATCCAGCCGCCGAATGCCAACCTTCTGCCACCAGGATTAAACCCAGGAAGTTACTGACATGGGCAAGGGCTCTGCACCGGCTGCTCCTGCTGCGCCTAATCCCGTCGACACGGCGCGCGCCTCGACGTCGACCAACGTCGCGACGGCAATCACCAATGCGTTCCTTAACAACACCAATCAGAACACGCCTGACGGGTCGCTGCGCTACGACCAAACCGACACCTATAATTGGACCGATCCCTACACCGGCACCAACATCGCCATCCCGCGCTTTACCGCGACACAGACGTTGTCGCCACAGCAGCAGGCGATCCAGGATCAGAGTAATGCCGCCAAAATGAACTTGGCCGGCATGGCCAACACGCAAAGCGATCGCTTGGCCACCTTACTGGGCAAGGAGATCGACCTTAGTGGTGCGCC